AAGTTGAACTAGCTGATTTTAAAGGTATTTTTTGATTACTAGTTAAATAAATAGAACCTGAATCTTGATTAATATCTTCAACAATAGGGACCCAAGATGCTTTTTTATCATTGTATTGACCATTTCTTAAAATAGTTATTGGTTTTGAATTTGGACCTACAGATGACCAAGTATTATCACTACCTGTTACAGTTGAACTAAATCTTAATGATTGACCCCATCTACCTTCAAAAATGATGTCTCCTTCATAAGGTTGTAAATTTCTTATATTAGGTTGTTCATCAAAAGTTTCTCCTAAATCAATATCATCAACCCCATCAGTAGTTTTAACTCTAGAACCTGCTTCAACTTGTTGGTTGGTTTTTTGTTCTGAGGGTGTTTTAGTAGAGGTAGAAAAAGGATCAGGTAAAGCATTATGGTGAGCACTGTTCCATATATTAATAGGAAGAAAATAATAGAAAGTAGTATCGTTTGTATCAATAAAATCAGGATCTTGTAAATTAGGAGATGGAAAACTTATAATATAAGCAATCTCATTTACTAAAGGAATTTGTTTAAAATTAGGAAATAAAGGTAAAGCAAAAGGCAAACCTTCAAATTGGTCTTCTTCTTTACTACCTGAAGTTGGATTTGAAACAGAGTCAAAAATTACACCTCCTAAAGCAAAATCACCTTGATACTTATCATATAATTTACGATTATCTTTTTTTATTTGTTCTAAATTTAAAAAAGTATATTTTACCCTAACAGGAGTAATATTAAAATATCCTGAATCTTGAAGAGTACTGGTATTAAGATCAGTCTGTTGTTGTAAACCTTCAGGATAAAATGCCATTATTTTTTCTCTCCAATGTTTTTAGCTAAATCAAATAATTGTGCTTTTTCTTCTTCAGAAAATGATAAATCATTAGCACCAGTTTGAGCTTGTACTTGTAAAGCACGTTGAACAATAGTAGCCATCTTAATTAATTGTTCATCATTTTTAATGCCAATTTCCATATATTCCTTAATTAAAGGAACAACTAAGGTAGCATCACCAATATCATTAATAAGAGGTTTTAATTCACCAATTAAAGCAGAAATTTGTGATTCCTTTTTCTTTTGGTTTTCATAAATTTCTTCTAATATATCAGAGAATTTTTTCTTTTTAAATATTACAGCATCTAAACTCATAAATTTTGATTATAAATATTAAAATCAAAACCTTGTATATCCGTGTTCTAAATAAAACACATATTCTTCTTTAAATATATCGTAGAGTTTATTTGCTATTTTAGTTATTTTAGGAGTCTTAACATCTATTTGTTCACGAATATAAATGTAAAGGGCTTTTTTATTAAAAATATCTATAGTTTCTCGTTTTCTGAAAATTTCTAATATGGCATCTGCTATTTTAGCATCTTCAGCTTTTGGAAAAATTTCAAAAATATGTTCAGTACAATGATCAGTAAATTCATTTATATAGTATGATAAACGTTCTATAGGTTGGTCATCTTCCATTTCGTATGAATGCCTTTCATCTTCTTCTAATGTTTCTATAGGTGAGGTATCAATACGTTTTTTATAATTCTTTTGATTTGAAAGAATCAAATAACGTTTAGCAATTGTACCAAAATAAGAATACGCTTTAGCTCCTTTAGCTGGATTGAAAAGATGTATTTTGGAAAGTAAAAATGTAATTACTTCAAATTGTAAATCTTCAATATTGCTCACCTCAGTATAATAAAACTTAAAGGTGTGGATAATATTTTGCGTTAATTTAAAGAAAGCATAATGAATACGTTCATGATAAATTTTATTCTTTTCTTCAAAAGTAGTAGAGTTATTATATAATACAATAGCGTCTTCTGTATCTTGAGTAAAGTACTGTACTCCCTTCTTTTTCTTAACTGCTACCTCAATCATAAGTTTTTAACGCGAAATTGATTCAAAACATCTTGAATCATTTTAATATTGGTAAAGAAAAATCCTACTTCATCATCACTTTCAAAAGATCCTTTTACATCAATTTCATGAATCTTTTTATCTGACATATCAATAATATCTGAGATTTTATTAAGGTAAGTTAAATAAGAAGCTAAAATGTCTTCCTGTTTTTCATTTTTCTTTAAAAGGTTAAAGGTTGTGAATCCTAAGACCACAACCACTAACACTAAAATAATTACTATGAATATCATAAGTTATTTAATATATTTTTAAGTCCTTCACTCTTTAAACTACCTAATGCTTTATTTTTAGTAGCCTGAGTTGTAGGAGTTGGTTTGTTTGATTCTAATTTAAATGGACTTTTAACTGTTTCTGATTTTGAATTTAACTTAGGTAACCATTCTCTTTCAAATTCAATACGAGCAGCCATTAAATCTGCTTGATGAACAATATAAGGTAAACTTGTTCTAGGTTTTTGTTCTGGCATATAAGTCATAAGATATTTCTTATTTGCTTCATCATATAAACCATCATGTGTTTGAATAGTTAACATCTCATTAAATGTATACTGGATACCATGAGATTGGAGTAAAAATAATCCTCTATCAGGAACAGATGCAAATGGAATTCTATCGTTAAACTTATAATCCTCACCTAATTTTTCTTTACGCCATTTATCATCTTGAGGTATATAAGATTCATTTTCTTCATCACCCATTTTACCCAGGTCATGATTTAAAGCTGAAAATACTAATTCTTCTTTAGTGTAAGTAGTAATATCAGCACCCATTTTAGCCCACAAATCATGTAAATGAAGAGCACAAGTAATAACTCTATTAACATGATCTACATAACCCCCAGGAAATGCATTATGATATTCTTTTTTATGAGCAGCAGGCATTAATATTAAACGCTCAGAATATTTTTCATAAAATTCTATTAATTTAGTTTTACGAGGTTCAGAAATATGATCCTCAATAAATCCTATTAACCCAACCCAATTTTGTTGAATCTGTTCAGCTGTTAAATTCATATTAGTATTGATTAATTTCTCCCGGTCCTAAAGGTTCTTGTTGTACAAACACCTTAGCGTCATCAAGTGCTTCTTTAAGTATTACAAGTACTTCTTGAACTTGTTCCGATGTCCCACCTCGTTGTAGAAAAAAGTTCAATTTCTCTATTTGCCCCTCTGCCCTTTCTAAACGTCTCATTATTATTTCTCTGTTTTTCATAGTTTTTTTTAACCCTGTAGATATAAGATAATGTAGAAAATAATGAAGGCCAAACTTAGATTAAAAGGAGTTTGTAAAATCTAATATTTTTTTAATAAATGCGCATTTTTCATACTCTTCAAATTCCTGGAAGTATGATATTGCTTTTTCTAGAGTTTGTTTAAGTTGTTTATCTAAATTTAAACTTATAGAATCTCTATGCATTTTATTATTAATATCTATTTTATGAATATAATACCAAGCTCTCTCATAGGCAACCCTATCACCAGCTTCTTTTAAATCTTCTTTATCTATTTCAGGACTCATTCTATCAAAAAAACCTATTATTTGAGAGGTAAATACATTATTATTTTGTATAAGTTTTTTAAACATTCCAATCCAGTAAATAGGAGTATTTTTTATATCAATAAAGACAGAATCATCTTGTTTTACCTCAGAACCTGATTCAAATAAATCAAAAATTTTATTAATATCCATTAAAAACGCTATTATATAATTTAATATAGTTATTATATTCGACTATAAATATATAAGCGTGACATTCTATATAAAAAAAGATAGCGCCTATATAGACGCTATCCTTAGTTATTTTTAATTTAGTATTAAGCTTGTGATTCGTTCCAATATAAGTTAACTGAACATGTAGCAGCTGTAGTTGTACTTAAGTTTTGTACTCTTACTAACAACACATCAGGACCATCAGGAAAAATATCTCCACCACCATTTACCGCATTTGATAATTCTTTTAAAGCTGATAAATCTTGATATTCTGTTGTATTAGCAGAAGCAATAGCTGAGAAAATCTGTTCACCTGGAGTACCTGTTCCTGTGAATGAAGTAGCAACTTGAGCTAATGAAGGTTGAGAACCTTGAGCTGTAGTATTTAAACCAAACCAGTTAATATTTGTTAAACCTTGAGGATTTAATAATAATGATACTTGAGCATTTTGAGTAGAGGTAATTGAAATCTGTCTTAATAATAATTGAGATCTATTAATTAAATCTCTATCTCCTAAATTACCAATTAATGAGTTACTAACTGAGGGTGCTAATCTAATTAAGAAGAATTGTGCTGTTGAACTAGCGTTAACTGTTGTATTAGTTCTAGCAAAGTTAAAGAAATAACCTCTATCTTCATCAAACCCACCATCCATAATAACTGCTGAACCCCAGTGAGAAACTGTTGGAGAACAAGTATTACTTAATAATATAATACCTGAACCTGATGTATGAGCTGCTGCTGGGCCTGCATTAAATGATTGTGAAAAACCATTTGTAAACATAGGTAAACTAGCACCACGAGTAATATTTAATAAACTATTACCTGTTTTACCTCTATATGTTATAATTTCATCATCAATATAAATTGAAGCAGTTGAATTAGGGAAATAAGTAGCATCTGTAACTAACAAACTACTTCCATTTGCTGGTGCAACATTTGTGATAGATTGACTTAAAGTAGTATAAGCTCCTTCATTATTAACTTCATATCTAACACATAAGTTACCTGATCTCATAAAGGCTTCATCATTCACGTTATTATTTTTTTCTCTATGAAGCATAATAAAATTACCCTCAGGACCCCTTGCCATCCAATCAATAAATCCAGCACCATACCAAGTATATTGAATACCAACCATTTGCATTTTAGTTAGATTGAAATTATAACCACTTGGACCTGTACCATCTCCTTTGTCTATATTCCATTGTGATTGAGGAATTCTTTTTTCTACCACTAAAGATGCTTTACCACCATTTAAAGCTGATATCCCTTTATATTGAGGAGTTACAGCCATTGATGAACTAGTAAATATTTTACTAATTTCATAAGTCATTCCTCTCATTACTATTCTATCTCCAACCTTACATTGTTGATCAAACCTAGCACCAGGTAATGAACCTGTTACTATATTAGATCCTACAGGTATTGAAATAGTACCAGCTAATTGTAATGTAGCTTTTCTTTGAATAGCATATAAATTTATACCATCATATTCAAAAAATATACCATTTTGATCATCTGTAATTCCTGCTCTTACTGAAGAGCCATGCCAGTTTTTAACTGAAAATCTAGGTTGAATTCCTAATGCAGCATTTACAGCTCCTAAAGATCCAGTAGCACGAATTGCAAAAGTATATTCATTAATCATTTGACTAACTGTATATTCACCATTATAACCAGGGGTTGTAATACCTGTTAATACTACTCTTGAACCATCAGTTAATGAAATATTATGTTCATCTTGTCCTGTAACCCAAATAGTTGAACCAGGAGTTAAAGCAGAAGCAGAAACTGATTCAATATCTAAATTAGGGCAAAATAAAGTACCTGTAGTATACAATAAACCTTTACCTGATTGGTAACGGAAATATTTTTTAGATTGTCTTAAAATTCTAGCTCCATGGGCTGGTGAGTTAGGACCTAAAATAATACCACCATCAAAAGGTCTATGAATATTAAATGAATCATTTCTTGTATAAATTCTACCATTCAAACCAGAACTAGTTACCGCTGCTACACCACTAGCTGTATAAGCAAAAGATCCACTATTAATAATATGAATACTAAATGAGCCTGAGGCTAAAGGATGACTAGCATTTGAAGATGTTATAACTGAAGTAATAGTAGAACCTGGGTATAATCCATGAGGTTGTCTAGTTTGGACTGTAATTACTGATGGGATAGCTTCATTGGAAGTAATGCTTGTTAGATTTAATTGAGAACCAGAATAAAATTGACCTCTTCTTAATTGAGTAAATGATGTTGAAATAGTAGATCCACTTACAGTACCTTTAGCATTATAAGTAAAAGTAGTAGCTGATGGTATTGAAGAAATTACAAATGCACCTTCTGCTCTACCTGATGTTCTAAAACCACCATTATCTAAACCAAATATTGTAATTGGATTACCTGCTGATAAACCATGAGATGCTGAAGTTGTAACAGTAATAATAGAAGATTGTGATGTATTAGTAGTAACAGAGTTTACAGTAATATCAAATCCTGGTACTTCATATATATTGGGTATATTATTTAAATCAGTATATGTTTGCCATTTAGTAGCTTGTAGTCCATATTCAAAATCCGCATCAATCAAAGCTTGAGGATTTGATACTCTTATTCTTTCAATAGCATCTGTACCAAAATCATAAGGCCTAATTTTTAAATCAGGATCTTCAACTACAACAAATAAAGCATCTGTTGAAGACATCCCATTTGTAGGATTAGTTGGAAAGATTGTTGTTACACCATTAACTGGGAAATTACCAAAACTTGAAGTATCAGTAGTTGAAAAACTTACTCCACCTAAAGTCCCTTGAGAAGGTAATCCTGCATTAATTGCATCTTTTTCCCATATATTAATACCACGAGTTGCATTATAAATTTTATTTATTTCTGATACTCGATAAAATCCAGGAACTTTTATATTACCTGTTCCTGTAGGACCAGGGGTAAATACATAAAATTCTATTTGTTTAGTTGCCATATTGTTTATAAATATATTAAAATTGTGAGATATACTAAAAAATTAACCAATAACATCATCTAAATGATCAGGTATACCATCTCCATCTACATCAGCAATTTCCCCATATCCTAATGCCTTCATAAAACTAGCTACTCTTTCTTTTAAATCTCCATCACTATCAGCAAACCAATCTTCTTTAATAACATCATGGCTTAACAATACAGTAATAGCTGTATAAAGAGTATCTACATCATCAACAAGGTAGATATCCGGGGTGTGGAAGTCTAGACTAAATGCAAAATCATCAATTTGAGGTATTTTAAGTAAATCATCTGTTTTACCAATTTTCTTTTCTGTAGGTACTACACCTCCAAATTTATGAAAATATTCACCTATGTAAATATACCCTTGTCCTTCTTTTAATTGAAATTCACTCATTATTTTAATAAATTATAATATTCGTTGAAATGTTTAATACGATCAGGTAATCCAATTGTTCCACCATTTACTCTTTTTGTTACTGCTGTTATTGTACCTTGGTCAGCTCCTTTATCACAAATACCCCATAGTTTATTTTTATCAAAAAACCAAGC